AGTACAGACTATAGACCAGGCATCGAAGAGTTTAAATTAGTAGACGAAAGTACGCTATGTTTTAAATTCGCATACGGAGAGACTGGGGAATATGTAAAATGGTTTTTAAAAGAAGATTTTGAAAACTTGTACAACATTATAGAGATTATTTAATGAGGGGAATAAAAGATAGACTAGTAAAACAGTTATCTAAAAAGCATGGGGTGGATCCTAGAGTCACTAGACTTATAGTGGATTCCCCCATCAAATTTTATAAACGTAGATCAGCAGATGATAATGATATTAGGCCAGTTAGGATTAGATACTTTGGAGTGTTCATGCCTAAGCCTAAATACATAAGAGAATATGAAGCTAAACAAGCAGAGGATAGTAACATACAATCGCTAACAACGTAATGTAACATTTTTATATAGGAGGCGTAATAATAACGTTGCCTCGGAGTATTAGTAAGATTTGTAGCCCTAGCACTGGTTACGGGAAAAGCATTTATAATTAAAGCGCCCGTTAACTCAGTGTATGGGCTTTTTGCGTTAATTAAAATAAAGGTATTAAAATAAAGGTATTAAAATGAAAATAATCGACAAAGTGTTAGTCTGGATTGAAAAAATGTCTAATAAACTTCTTGCTAAACGTAAGGCAAAAGAGTTAAGTAAAAGATTAAATAGATGTATTACACAAATGGACAGGGTATTAGGAGGACTTGCATGTGCAGGTGTAAATCCATATTACGAGAATAAAGTAGAAGATTATGCGCCTGGTTTATATAAAGGTCCTATCTTGATAGCCTCTTACAATACTAATGGGTACAGTTCTTTTTTTAGACGCCCCTCACCTGTAAAAAAATGAAGAAATTATTTGACATAGTTGGAGGTAGGGTAGAGATGAACGCTACTCTTTTGTGGCTTCCAGAGTTCAAGAAGATATGGGACAGAGATAAATCTAACTCTAAAGAGACAGCGGCTAAAGAGATATCATATATAGTATTTAAACATTCTTATCAATCGCCATATAATGCTTATACAGAAAGAGATAAAGAGGTTAAGATACTTAACGACTACTTCCCAGATCAAAAGGGTTGGAAGCCAGATAAAGAAATACAAGCTGCAGAAAAGAAATATAATGAACTACAAGACTCTTCTGCTTTAAGACTGCTTAGGTCAACTAGGAAAGCACTAGAGGTAATAGAGCAATTCTTTACAGAGGCAGGACCTGAACAGGTTGATAAGGTAGTTAAGAATGCTAAAGAATTAGGTGGACTTATACAGTCCCTAAACAAATTAGAAATCCAAGTTCAGAAAGAACAGAAGGAAGCCTCGTCTGTAAGAGGGGATGGCAATCTTGGATATTTTGAAATTTAAAATATGGATAAAAAAATAGAAACCCCAAAGCTGAAGGTTACAAATAACTCAGATAAATTTAGGGGTCCAGCTATATTCTTTCAAAGAAATCAACAATACACTTTTGCACCAGTAGGCACATCTGAGTATATAAAATACTGGACTACTGAAAGGGAGTATTGTATGAATGGGTACACTGCTGAAGATGGGGATAGAATACCTGGGCATATGTATTTCTATTTAAACTACTACCCTATCGACTTAGCTAAAGAGGTTGATGTAATGATTAACGGTAAGATGCAGAAAAGATCATCTAAAGAAAGGGACTTCCCAAGATTCTATGATTATGACAGATGGTTCTTTGAATTAATAGAACATGCTGAAATTATAGGTAGACATTTATCAGTAGTTAAAGCTAGGCGTAAAGGGTACTCATTTAAAGTTTCATCCTTACTTATTAGAGCATACTACTTCTATAGGAATTCTAAGAGTTTTGCATTAGCAGCTGAAACAGAATATTTAGTTAGAGATGGTATATTAAGTAAAGCTTGGGATTCTATGGACTTCATAGACCAACACACTGCTTGGTATAAGAAAAGACAGAAATCAAATACTAAAATGCATAGAAGAGCATCTTATGTACAAAAAGATGAATCTGGAGTAGAGATAGAGATGGGCTATAAGTCTGAAATATTTGGTGTTACATTAAAGAATGACCCGGATAAAGCTCGTGGAAAAGCTGGAAAATATATAGTGTTTGAAGAGGCAGGTTCATTCAATAACCTTTTACATGGTTGGCAAGTTGCTAGAGAATCTGTGGAGCAAGGCTCATTAGTATTCGGTACAATGTGTGCATTTGGATGTGTATGCGAAGGTACTAAAGTATATGATAAAAACGGCCTTAAAAAGAATATAGAGGATATAAAACAAGAAGACGGTATTTTAGGATATAATTCTTATTCTACAGTTCCTCTAGAAATAGAAAAATTTAGGGAACCTCATGAAACGGAGTGTTATAAAATAACCACTAATTCAGGAAGAACTCTAGAGTGTAGTTATGATCATCCTATTGCCTACAGTACTTATAAAATGGTTAAGGAAATACCTGGAAAAAGGAACGGTGATAAAAGATTTAGAATGAAGTCTTGGAAATGGAGAGAGGCTGAAAAGATTAAAATAAACGACCAAGTTGGAATATCGGAAGAGATACCTTTTTTTGGAAAATTAGAAATGTGGGAACCTAGAGTTATAGGATGGTTAATAGGGGATGGTTCGTACGGTCCTAATAAAACTCCTATACTAAGTAGTGCTGATAAAGAAGTGAATGGATATATAGAAGGCAAGCTAGATACTATTACAGAAAAATTTCATAAAACTAAAGATGGCAGAGACTATAAAGAAACTAGAATAAGAAGTATAGTACATTTTCTTAGAGATTTAGGTATATACGGACAAACTAAAAATAAAAAAAGACTACCTGTAAATTATGACTTGTTTAATAAAAACAGTTTAGCTGAAATGCTAGGGGGACTGTTCGATGCGGATGGTTACATAACAGACCCTTTAAAAAGAACAGAAATAAGTTTAACTGCTGCACATAAAGAGATACTCTTAGAGGTATTAGACCTTTTACAAAAATTTGCTGTTAATGGAAAAATATCTTACATAAAACCAAGTAAAAATGGAAAAGGTAAAAACGGACATTACAAATTAACTATTAGAGATAAGTATAGTCTTGTTAATTTTATAGACAATATTAAATTTAGTATAGAAGCTAAAAAAGAACGTGCAGATAGACTTGAAGTTGCACTTACGTTTATAAAAAGTGCAATGCCAAGATACATAAGTGGTATTAGGTTTGAAAGGGTTATAAATGTAGAGGGTATAGGTAAAAAGAAGGTTTATAATATACAAGCTTCTGAGTATCATACTTATATTGCTAACGGTTTTATTACTCATAATACTGGCGGTGATATGGGCGAGGGCCTAGAATCACTAAAAGAGTTATTTGAAAGGCCTAAAGCATACGGTTGTTTAGAATTAGATAATATATGGGATGAGGAACTGCAAGGCCAAATTTGCGGTTTTTTTGTACCTGCCTATGCTAATTTAGAAGGTGTATACGAGAATAGAGAAGACAAGAATGACCCATTAAATGGGACTCCTTTCATGGATAAAGATGGCAACACTAATATTAGAGTAGCCAAGAAATACGTGCTGCTTAAGCGTATGATAGTTGCTAAGAATGCAACAGATAGGAGAGCAGTCGATAGAGCTGTGGCTGAGAATCCAATTGTGCCCAAAGAAGCATTGATGGACCATACCTCTAATATCTTCCCAAAAGTTGAGCTGCAAAGGCATTTAGCTACTATCAGGAATGACAAGCGGGTAACTAATTATAAACAAGTTGGGGATTTATATTTTGATAATGACGGAGTAGTAAGATTTCAATTAGAAGCTGATATACTTAAACAAAAAGATTTAACTAAATATAAACTAGACCCTAATGAGAATCCAATGGGTCAAGTAGTTATTTGGGAGCATCCTAAAAAGAATCCACCATGGGGGCTATATATTGCAGGTTGTTTAACTCCAGGAGAAAAAGTTAATACAAAAGAAGGTTTAAAGAATGTAGAAGATATAACATTAGACGACCAATTAATAAGCAAAGACGGCGATTTCGTAGATATTAATACTTTATTAAGGTACGAGAAGGAGAATGAACCTACTTATAAGGTCTATATGCACAATATAGATAGGCCTACTAATTACACCCAAGAGCACCCTTTATACGTAGCAGATAATCCAGATGATAAATTTGATTTTGTAAGAGCTAGAGATGTAAAAAATGGATCTTGGAACAAGGCCCCTAACTTCTACAGGTTAAATTCTAAAAGTATAGACACGTCTATATGGGAGAGTTATAGTCAAAAATACACATCTAAAATAGATAATCCTTTAGAAAAGGAAGACTTTTGGTGGTTTGTTGGCCATTGGCTAGGGGACGGTTTTAATCATAACCAAGGTAGGAATTTTACAATATACAATTCGTTTGGTAAAGATGAGACTGAATATGTTAATAAATACAAACAAGTAGTCAGTAATTTATTTAGTAGAAAACCACATTTAAAAAAGCAGAATGGGTCTAATACGCATAAGTTTGAATCCAAGCAATTATACATGTTTTTAGAAGACAATTTTGGTAAATATGCAGACGGTAAGTATATATCGGAATGGGTTAAATTTATACCAGAAGAGTATAAGAAGCAATTGGTTCTTGGATACTTAGATGCAGATGGATCTGTTTATATGGATAGGGATAGGTTAAAGTCTAGTTTTAAAAGTATAAATAGGACTTTGTTAAACGATGTACAAGATATCCTATTTTCTATAGGAATTGTTTCAAGCTTTTATTTATCTGAAAGTGAAGGCATCTATAGTATTAAAGGCAAGACTGGAATTAAAAAAGAAAGTTATAGGTTGGCTTTGGGTCAAACTGAGACAATTAAATTACAAGAGTTATTTGATTCCAATTATAGTAGTAGAAAGTTAAGGAAGATTTCGGAAGAAAAAGAAGGTAAACATTTTGTGAGAGGTAAATATTGTTATATGTCTGATGATCTAGATTATATATACATTAAGATAAGCGGTATAGAAGAAGGAATTTATACTGGGACTGTTTATAACTTTGACTGTGTTACACATACATTTATTTGTCAGTACTTCTCGGGACATAACTGCGATCCCTACGATCACGATAAATCTGGTACAAATTCACTTGGGTCTATTTTTATATATAAGAGACTTCAAGAATTTGACGAGTATTACGAGTTGCCAGTAGCAGAATACACAGGGAGGCCTAATACAGCTAATGAATTCTATGAAATAGTAAGGAAATTATTACTATATTACAATGCTACTTTGATGTATGAGAACGAGAAGAAAGGCTTATTCTTTTACTTTGAAAGAATGAACTGCACACATTTGTTAGCAGATCAGCCTAATGATCTAATTGGAGATATAGTAAAAGATAGTTCTGTCCAACGTAAGAAGGGTATACACATGAATACCTCTATAAAAGATTGGGGAGAAGGTGCTATCAGGGATTGGTTAGTGGAAGAATACTCTCCTGGTAAAATGAATTTAACTAAGATATTATCCCCTGCATTGTTAGAGGAATTAATATTTTATAATGACAAAGGCAACTTTGATAGATGTGTAGTAAAGGGTACTAAAATTCATACTATTAAAGGATTCTCTAATATAGAAGATGTAAAAGTAGGAGATAGCGTTTTGACTCATACTGGAAAGTATAAAGAAGTTATATGGACAGATAAGAGTATAAGAAATAAAGATCTTATAAAAATTGATTTAGTAGGCCTTAATGAACCTATAGAAGTTACTTCTAATCACCCATTATTAGTTGCTAGTGTAACTACTAAGAAACATAATACTAGAATTAAGGCTTTAAATAATATAAATTGGGAGAATGCTGAGGATATATTAAATGCCAGTAGAAAATATAATTTTTTACTGTCCCCTAAACGTAAGAATATGGGAGTTACTAGCATGGGCAAGGATTTGCTTTACTTGATAGGATGGATGCTAGCAGACGGCAGTATATCAAAAGGACAAATAAGAATAACCTTAGGAGAGCATCAAGAAAGTATAGCAGATAAACTTTGTAGTATAATAGATAGATATACAGAAGGGTATTCTTATAATAAAAGAAAAGAAAGTAAAACTACCAAGAAAAGATATATTACAGAAACAGGAGGATATATAAGAATTTCAAAAAATTGTCTGCCTTTTGCCAAGTTTTTAGAATCTGTGGGGTGTCAAAATAATAATAAACACATTGAGACTTCTTTATACAACAATCAAAATTTAATACCTCTCGTTATAGGATATTTAGAAGGGGATGGACACCAGAAAAATAATTTTAAATATGACAGATACAGTAGATCGGTAATAGAGTGTTCTTCTATTTATAAGGATCTTATAAATCAGGTAAGACAGATTATGATAGATAATGGTATATGGTCATCTGTAAGTTCTAAAAGGAGAAAAGGGTACTCTGAGCAGTACAATTTAAATATAAGTGGTAGATATGTAGATAAACTTTTATCTTATTATCCATCTTTAAAATTTGAAATAAAAAGCTACTCTAAAAAGCATATCAAAAATAACCAATTAGAAACTGAAGAAGGTTTTTGGGTTCCTATAAAATCTATACAATATTCAGATAAAAAAGACGAATACGTATATAATATAGAAGTAAAAGATGATCATTCTTATGTAGCTAATGGATGCGTTAACCATAATTGTATGGCATTTATGTGTGTAATGATATATAAAGAGCAATTACATAAAGTTAAAGTTAATAATAAAAGACGTATGAACCAACACAATACGCAACTTTTTAGTACTAGTATATTTACTGAGGAAGCTGAATTTTCATTCAATAGCATGCGAGATGAAGATGTAATCAGGCCTGGCGAATTTAGTGCTAAGCAATTTTTTAAATAAACGAATTCGTAAATAATGGCCAAATTTTATAATAATAAAAGACTTAATGCCGAGCCATATCAGATGTTACCACTCAGAGAAAAGACTGAGGAATGGAGACAGGATAATGTGGACTCTATCATAGCAAAGGCTGGTTATGGGGCATATAATGGTAATGGTCGCAAGTCTGATATGAAAATATCATACGATTTGTATAACAGTGTATTTGATGAAAGAGATTTTAAATACATTACAGATCCATATAAAACATCTGAGGGATTTCCGGCATCCTTACAAATGTTTAATATTATTAAGCCTAAGATTGATTTATTAGAAGGGGAAGAGACTAAACGCCCATTTCCTTTTAAAGTGGTTCAGACTAATGATGTAGCAGTATCAGCATTGCAAGATAAGTACAAAAAGTTACTTATGGATGCTATGATGTCCATGGCTGTAGAAGGGGACCCTGAAGCGCCTGTAACAGATGAACAAGTAGCTAAATTAGAGTCTATAGGAGAGTATATGCAGAAAGATTTCTCAGATGTAGCAGAACAGTTAGGATGGCATACTATTAATTACCTTAAAGAGAAGGAGAATACTAAAGATAAGTTCTTAGTTAATTTCCATGACCTACTCTGTGCTAATATAGAAGTAGGGTATGCTGGACAGCTTAATGGCGAACCTGTATATGAGAGAGTTAACCCTTTGTATTTCTCATGCGACTCTAGTCCTGAATCAGGGCATATAGAAGATGGAGATTGGGCTGCTCGTAAGATGCATATGACTTGGACTGCTATCTACGATAGGTTCTACGATATGATGTCTGATAGTGAACTTAGGGAATTAATTGAAAGATTCAGTACTACTGGTACAAACTCTAAGAGTAATATGTCAGATACTCCTAATGGTATAACTTGGAGAGAGGGACCTATTAATGATGGGTATAATAACTTCAGGGATAATACTACAGATGTATGGCACGTTGTTTGGAAGTCACTTAAGAAAGTAGGGTTTTTAACCTATACTGATGAAGAAGGCGAAGAGCAAATGGATATGGTAGACGAGACTTATAAAGTAGGTCCAGGGGAAGAAATTGATTGGGATTGGGTGACTGAAGTATGGGAAGGTTATAGAATAGCTGATGATATTTATATTGGCATTAGACCATTGCCTAATCAGATTATTTCACTAGATAATCCTAATTCATCCTCATTGCCGTATGTAGGCACAATGTTTACATTTAAGAATACAGAGTCTAAATCTTTAGTAGAGATTATGAAGCCTCTACAGTATTTCTATATTGCTATTATGTATCAATTACAGTTAGCTATAGCTAGAGATAAAGGTAAGATTATAACTGTAGACGTTACGCAGATACCTAAATCAATGGGTATAGATGCTAATAAATGGTTACATTATTTAGCCTCTGCAGGAGTTAATTTTATCAATCCATACGAAACAGGCTGGGATACTCCTGGCAGAGAAGGTGGAAAACCTGCTCAACACACACAGTTTGGACAAACTGATTTAACTATGTCTAATGTAATCACTCAGTATATTCAGTTAATGAATAAGATTGAGGAGATGATAGGAGAACTTTCAGG